CCCTCATATCTTTACTGATACTGAGGAGAAGTTTCCTCATAGTATCAACAACATCACGAAGATCTCTAGTTTTACGATCAATGCGCTTATCTAGCGCCTTTTGATCATAAGCAAATGCCATCCTGCCAGCGGCACTTGAACCTTTTTTACCTTCGGCGTTGGTCTTACCTTCTGCGTTAGTCTTACTTTCTGCCTTGCCAGCGACCGCAAAAAATCTACCAGGATCTACACCCTTCTTTTCTGGTTCGTTATTTTGCTTTCTACGCGCCATTTTGTCGTGCCTTTAGATTTTCCGATTCAATATAATTTGAAAGCAGGGTGAGGTAGATCTCTCTTTCCCACGGAATCATATCCTCCAACTCGGTTAGAGAATAGTTATGATGTTGCATCAATTGAAAATTAGTTTGGTAATAATTTTCTAAACTAGCATGACAAAGCATCACATGAAAAAATTTGTTAGTCCCTCAATAACAACTTCATTTTCATTACCAGTCTTTGGATTAATTACCGTAGACTTATACATCAATTTGGGTAAGGTGTTGAAGAATTGCTCAACTTTTTTAAATTGAGAGGAATCTAGTGTTTCCAACCAAGAAATCAACTCTTTTTCGGTGCAATCGCTAGAAGACCATGCCTCATCTTCGGTGTAAATTGTGTCAATACAGGAGGCAATAATCTTGAAGGTTTTATCTACAGTATCCTTGCCATCTGCCGATGTCATATCAAAATTATTATCAATAAATTCCTGAAGAGATGGGTACTTCATCTTCATATGAATACCTTCAGAAACCTCAATGGTATCTGTATGGTCATCAGGAACATCAACATAAACATCAGCAATGTTTACTGTGTGCTCAACTTTCGTTTCGCCATCATCTTGACATGTTACAAGAACATCGACTGTCTCACCAACAGATTTAGATCTGATGTTTAAAAATAGATTCTCAAGATCAAAACTTGGTAGAGTTTCAATCTTAACACCTCTGGTCAAAATACAGTTTTGAAGGGTCTGTTTGATTGCAGTAGTGATGTCTTGTTGATTTTGACTTTCTAGAGCAATAATCAAAACCTTTTCTTCTTTTACAAGAAATGGTCTGTACTTGATGATTTTACCGTTGGAGATGAGTCTCAACTCATAAGTTGGGGTTGCAACTTTGGGTAAAGGCATAATATCCTATAGATTTCAGTGAAATTATTTATAGAGGTAATTTTCTGGATTATTTCCAGTTTTCTGGTAATTTTTTTTCAACCAAAGTAGCATCAGCAGTACTCCTATCTCTCTTGGACAAAATATACTTCTCATAATTAAAACTGACGATGGATTTAACTATCTGCCCCTCACCATAACTGATGGGTGTGGCAATAATTTTTGTTGGATATGCCCTAAGTAGATTATAAGTTAGTGACGCAGGTTCCTGTGTTGAACCAGCAGATAGTAACTTATCTTTTGTAGAACGAAAATCTCTATTAAATTTTCTAATCAATATATCACACTTATATTCGTCAGGATATCTAAGTTTTTTGACAGAATTTCTAGAAACCGCATTATTATTATCTAATGTCGGATTAATAAATTCCTGCCATGCTTGCATAACAACCAGAGAGTTATGTCCAGCATCAACATAAAAAGTAATTTCAACTTCAGGATATTGCCTACTTACCGCAAATGATTGACTAAGACCTTGATAATTACCAAACACTTCCTGCGATACTAAGTTCGATCCAGGAAGAACTGCTTCAGTTGCATAAAATCCAAAATCATATCCACTTTCAGCAACGCCATAGGGGGGTGCGATTAAATTACCGATATAACCAAGGAGTCCCCCAGTAGCTGCAGCAGTGCCCCATCTAACTGCCACTTTGTATTGATTGGTCAGCGAAAGGCTGCCCATAATTCTCATTACATTGTCACTATTGTAATATAAGTTATTCTCCCCAGCGTTATTTAATCCAGACTTTGCCACAATAAATACGAATAGTATTCCCTAATATATGTATATGAGTTATCGTGGCGTCTTTAAACCTTTGAACATTTCTAAGTACAAAGGTGATCCCACGAATATCGTTTACAGATCATTGTGGGAAAGAAAATTTATGAAGTACTGTGATGAAAATAAAAACGTCCTTAAATGGAACTCTGAAGAAATTATCATTCCCTATGTTTCTCCTCTGGATGGCAGAGTGCATAGATACTTTCCAGACTTTTATGTTAAATACAGGAACAGTAAGGGTGAGATTGTTGAAAGTTTGATAGAAGTTAAACCAAAGAGTCAAGTTAAAGGTCCAAAAGTACAAAAAAGAAAAACTAAAAAGTATATTACTGAAGTTACCCAGTTTGCAAAGAATCAAGCAAAATGGAAAGCAGCGATGGAATATTGTAAAGACCGTCGCTGGGAATGGAAAATTTTAACCGAAGATGATCTAGGTGTGTAATGGCAGATTTAAGTAGATTTACGTTTGATCAATTAAGATCTCTCGGTTCTAGATATAGAATTGCAAGATATTCTAGATTATCCAAAGCAGAACTAATTCGCCAACTTGAAGCAACTGGTGAATTTAGTGATAGTGGTTATACAACGATCTTTGAAAAGATTAAAGCAAAAACTGCGGGAAAACCAAAAACAAGAGAGTGGTATCAGCAAAATCTCACGCAAGAAATTGCTGAAATTTATGGCGATACCTCAATGTTCGATCAGGAGCAGGGTGATCAGGGAGCAAGAGTTGATAAGAACAGAATTATTCCACCAATTCCAGATAATCTAACATTCTTCAGATATAGAGCAAAAACTGCCAGAAATCTACCGTATTATGATAAGTATCCACTTTGCTACATCCTTAGTATTGGTAATGGATATTTTTACGGTATTAATCTCCACTATTTCAGTCCCACAAGCAGAATTGGTATTGCAATTGAATTAAAGGAGAAGCAGATCCCTCAACTTCCCAAAGGAGTGCATAAATACTTGATATCAGAACTGAGAAGTCCTATTTTGGGTTTGGCGCAGGAAGAATGGGATACCGCATCTCTACTCCCTGTTGAAGAATTTGTAAGAAACCTAGGTGGGGTCGAAATTCCAATCAAACCAACCACAGTCTATAGAAATTAATGGCGACTAAATTTAGCAATATAAAATATACAGCATCTATCACTGGTGTTGATACCTTGAATCAAAACAGGAGTTTCTCTATAAACTGGGATGCTGATTATGGTGCTGCTTCAGAAGGTAAGAGTAAAACATTAGGGGCAGTAGTTGCTATTACGGAACTTCGCTGCGGATCGGGTGCTGGTACAGTTCCCACCAATGGTTTGTGTCCTCCTGGAGCACAATTAAAATTTGTACCGATAAAATCTGACGATCCTGATTGGCAGTCCATCACTTCATCTACCCAATTTCAGGCGGAAAATAAAAAAGTTTTAGCACGTTTAAAAGAAGGTAAAGTTCCTGGAGTTCCAGCAATTTCAGACGAAAACTGGGACAAATATAGAGGTACTGGTGTAGCAAGTTCTAAGCAAATTAAAGAACAGGAAGAAATTAACCCCACTATTACTGAAGGTACTCCAGCATTCCCTGAGGTAGAGAGTACTTCACCAAATGGTGAACCCCTTAGTTCTTCAGATACGCTAGTTGATCTAATCAGTCAAATCTCAAATGCTGGTGCATTGTCTGCCAACAGTCAAAAATTACAGATTTTTGCACGTACTAAAGACACATATCTTCAATATCCCAAAGATGCCAATTATCGCAAACCAGGTGCAACCAGTGGCACCTTTCAAGATTCTATGAGATTTACTCAGTTTACTTATAGACCATCACAAGAAAATCTGTTTAGAAAAAATTTAAATAATATTGCAGTTCTTGCAACTGAAGGTTTAAAAAGAAATACCAACATCAAAGAACCAATCGGTGTTGTCCGATTGCCAATACCAAATAATCTTCAAGATAAAAAAGATGTTGGTTTTGAAGGATCTAGTGCTGATACTTTGTCACTAGGTCTATTTCAATCGGCACTTGCTGACGTAGCGGGAGCGTCTGGTGTTGTTGATCTATTTGGAAAAGCAGCACAAGGTGCTGGTGATGTTCTAAATCAACTGGGAGATCTACCTGCACCCCTAAAACTTCAGTTGTCTGCGGTAGTAGCAAAAATGCTACTCTCCAAGGTCAACGTGAACGTTGATCCAACTCAAGCAATCGCTAGAGCAACTGGTGCAATTCCCAATCCAAACCTTGAACTGCTGTTTAGTGGTCCATCTTTGAGAGCATTTCAGTTCTCCTTCAATCTAGCACCACAAGGTGCTAATGAAGCAGAAGATGTAAGAAAAATCATGAGATTTTTCAAGCAGGGTATGTCTCCTAGAAAATTGTCTGGAAAGAGCAAAGGATTCATGATCGGAACACCAAATGTATTCCGTGTAGAATACTTAAACAACGATCGAAGAATTAAATCATTGAATGCATTTAAATTATGTGCTCTAACTGCAGCAAACTTTGATTATGCTCCAACTAATCAATATGCTGCATATGATGATGCACTGGCAGAATCACAACCAGTGTCTACAATCATGACATTGACTTTCCAAGAATTGACCCCAATCTTTGACACTGATTATGCAGAAAATTCCGATGATCCATCAGTCAAAGATGGTCTTGGATCTAATACAATCACGCAAGGAGGCGATGTAGGATTCTAATGGCATACTTTACAGAGTTTTCAGATATTCAATATCCATCACCCTTCTCTGATCGTACTTCAAACAGAGATTATGTAACTGCGAAGAATATTTTTAGAAGGGCAAAAATCAGAGAGGATTTCTTTCAGAATGTCATGGTATTTGACAAGTATGAAATCACTGGGGATGAACGACCAGATCAAGTAGCAGAAGAACTATACGGCGACTCTGAACTAGATTGGGTTATACTCCTTTCCAATAACATTATCAATGTTAGAACTGAGTGGCCTATGTCACAAGCAGATCTTCAAAGATATGCAACTAATAAGTATGGTATTAATGAACTAAGTGCGACTCATCACTATGTCACTAAAGAAGTTAGAAATTCTTACAATCAGTTAATCGTTCCTGCAGGTCTAGAGGTTGATGAAGACTATTCCGTGACATATCGTGATTTTAGTGGTAATGTCACTATTTCTGGATCTACCGTCAGAGGTTCAGTAACTAACTATGAGTATGAGGTTGAAAAGAACGATGAAAAGAGGCAAATCTATGCTCTGAGAAGTTCTTATCTTGATATTGTTGAAACTGACCTCAGAGAAATCATGACATATACTGATAGTTCTCAATTCCTTGACCGTAGAACAAAAAGAGCAGAGAACCTAAGACTACTAAGTCCTAGATAATCTGCTCGCGACCCTACAGTCGATTTTTTGGCGGAAAATTTTTTCCGCTTTTTTTGTAACTAAAAGGCGAATTTACCTCAGAGATCAACTAGGTTCTGGAAGAACGCAAGGTCATCATCGTCTGAAGTCGCTGCTTCAGTCTGCTTAGGTTGAGAAGAGAAAGTTTCAGTGGCAACAGGAGCAGTTGTCTCTCGTGCTTGACGGAAGTTCTCCATCTCCTCATCAATCTCCTCAGCATCACGCTTGGGAGGTTTTGCAGTCTTCAGGACAGCATCAATGCGACCGCGAAGTTCTTCATAGGTCTTGAAGTTCTTAGCAGCAGTGAATTCTTCAAGAGAATACTGCTTCTTCCAGATTGCTTCCATTGCCTCATCGTCATCCAGCAGAGGAGCAGGACGATCAAACTCAGAACTATCGTAGTTCCAGTAACCAGCAACCTTCTTGATCTTCAGTTTGAAGTTAGCACCACCCCAGAAGTCAAAAGGATCAATGGGTTGCTCGTCTTCAAACTCAGGTTGCATTGCAGCAGAGATCTTATCAAAGATCTTCTTACCGAACTTATAGAGGAAGACTTTACCTTCGTTCTGAGGATTAGCGGTGTCCTTCACAACGTAAATGTTAGCGTAGTAGGAAAGTTTACGCTTACGCTCTCGGACAATATCTTTGTTCGATTCAACACCACTGTTCCACAGATCACGATTGTCTTCGCAGACAGGGCATTGACCACCATTGGTAGTAAGGCAGTTCTCAATGAACCAACCACCAGTGCCTTGGAACGCATGGTTCCAGACCTTTGCCCAAGGAAGGTCTTCACCTTCAGGGGCGGGAAGGAATCGAATGACTGAGTAACCGTTACCTGCTTTATCTACTTCAGGTTTCCAAAGGCGTTCATCGGCACCACCGCCGCCACCTTTGTTCAGTTTTTCGACTTCCTTAGAAAGTTTTGCCGTCAGATCGCCCAGTTTAGAACGCTTCTTAAGATCAGCAAACGACATTTGTATTCTCCGTATTAATTGGATTTGGCTTTTGTGCGCCAGACTTATTCTAGCACGGTCTATTTAGTTGTCAAGTCCTTTCGCGCAGAGTCTCAATAGTCTTAGTCATGGTTCTGAATAGGGAATTGATATCCCCATCGTGAAAACCCATCAAGACAGCAGACTCTTTGATACGCTCAAGCATCTCATCGGCGTCAGGATCTCCCTTTGCAAGTTGCAAGCGAGTGTACATGTTCATTTGTTTTTGCAAGAGTTCTTCAAGTTTATCAATGTGCTCTTCCTTCTCTTGCTTAGTCATGGAAAACAAACTTGCGATGTCAACCCACAGACTCTTCTGGATTTCATTAATCTCGTCCATCTGCTTGCGGACAATATCAGAATCGTAAAACTTACCCATTTCTTTCTTTCGATTGCCTTAAAATGTTTCGGTAAATCATAGTATCTATCTTCAAAAAAGGTGTGTATTTCTTAACCTTACTTGAGATAGTTTCCCATATTGGATCATCTAATCTCTCATCATAAAATGGGATAAAGTTTAGAAGCATGTTTAAAATAGTCAACGTCTCTAATGAGTATTGACCTCTCATGTATTTTTTAATGAAGTCTGGATGAGTTCCAGGGTTCTTGATCAAAAACTGATCTCTAAAATTTTCAGTGTCAGTTAATAAATCACAGTCTTGCTGAAACTTGTATCTCAAACTCTGCATTTTAGATGTATACTCATTGAATACATCGTGACCTGTTCTTGCAAGATTACCAATCCATACTTTAGAGGGATCATCAGATGCAATAAAGTTGGCAAGAAAAAAGTCTCGGATCTCTTGATCGTCATACTTTCTTGCCAACTTTATGAAAAAATATTTGTCCTTTCGTTTCTGAAAGGACGCTTCTGATGCCCTGGACCTGCCAGCATACTTGAAATAATCATACTTCTCTTTCGTGAAGTGTTGTTTAAATGCAAGATACTGACAGTAGGTCTCAAAGGGTGCCATGATTCAAATAATAAGTTTTGCCCGAGAAGTTTTCTTCAGGTAGTTCAACTCAACTGCATTGTACTTGAGTTTTTCTTTCAGTGGTTTTGAAATCAGTTTGGAAACTGTTTCAACCTCAATATTGTTTTCTTCACAATACTGACAAATCGCTTCGATGTAATTCATCTCAGGGTTTTGACTGACGATGGTTTCAATAGCATTAGAAAATTTGTCTTGACAAAGAAACTTGCTTTTGATTAGATCATTGAGTGCGTTTTTCTCCATAGTCGTTTAATTTGTGTTGTACGAAATCTTTAATGTAGCGGGTCAGAATTTTGATATACTTTGACTTGTCTCTTTCTTCATAGACCTTAACATCACCGTTTTCGCATGTCATAATAATGACCAACTTTTTAACGGGAATCTCAGTGATCTCATAGAACATACATGCGTATGCTACTGCTTGAACAAAGTAGTGATCGATCCACTCGCGTGGTTTGGGTTTTTCTGCAGTCTTAAAGTCGATGATTGCTAATTCACCATCATACTCTGCAATGCAGTCTACCGTACCAGCGATACCCAATTGCTTACTGAAGAGAGATTCTTCAATGGCATAGATGTTGTCAATCTTGTCAAGTTCTTTCTTGGCAACGTTAAACAACATAGTTGGGAGTGGATCTTGCTTAGGAAGTTCCTTATTGAGCATGTAATTTTCAATAAGGGTGTGGGTGTCAGTTCCCCTCCTAGTTGAACGTTTGGTGATTCGATTTGCTTCTTCATCACCGACCCTTTTTCTCCAGTTTTCAAAGATCTTCCTGTTAAACCAAGAAGTGACTGATGTGATAGAGACCATAGGTCTCCCTTCCACCATATAATAACGAGTTCCATCAATAGTCTCCCTCTTTAGTTTTGGGAGATCAATGTCAACATGATTAAAGGTCATAGTCCAAGGGCATACTTGTTGATAAGGTAACTCTTAAGCAAACCAGATCTAACAATGTCATCAGTTGTAAATTCAATACAATCAAATTCTGACATGTTTTGAATGATTTTCATGAAATCTAGGATTCCATTCTTCTCATAGGTTTTTACTAGATCAGTTTGTGTGGCGTCACCGCAGAACATGATCTTACAGTTTTCACCCACACGAGTAATTATACTATCAAGTTCATGAAAATTCAAGTTTTGAGATTCATCAACGATAATAATACAATCGTTTAGAGTGGTTCCGCGAATGAATGACGTGCTCCAGAATTTAATACTCTCCTGTTGCTTGAGGTTGCCATACAGCATCTCAAAGTCACTATCGCTTGCCAACTCAAACATATATTTTACCATATTCTTGTATGGAATTTGGTAAATGTCTGCTTTGTCTTCATGATCTCCAGGAAGGAAACCAATCTCTCTGGTAGAAACAAGAGATCTGACAATGATCACCTTTTCATATGGTGACATCTCGTTTAAGACTTCCTGTAGTGCTTGGTATAGAACACAGAAAGTCTTGCCAGTACCAGCAACACCAGAAACAAAGAGGTTCTTTTGCTCTTTATAAGATGCAAACAACTTCTCCTGATTAGGAGTAAGTGGCAGCACCTCTGTCATCATGGCACTGTTGATTGGTTTCTTCCTCTTCATCTGCTTAGCAGTCATGCCAACGCCGATGGGATCAGAACCTCTTCTTTTCTTAACCGTCATAGTGTTTTCACTCTAGATCCAGGTGCTTGTTGTGCTTTCTTAAGCACGTCGTTCCATCCAGGTCTGGACTTACGTAGTTTATCTTTCCACTCACCGACTTCACCAGATGAAGGACAAGTAGATGGGTCTGACCAATCACGTTGCCAATCGGGGTTGTCTTTACACCACTGAGACCAGTCGTGAACACTCATGCTCACTTCTTTTTGTTCACCAGTCTCCTTATGAATTACAGGATAAGTTGCCATAATTACCATTGTGTATGTATTATTTATTAACCCATATAGAGGGTTTTCAAGGGGATTGGTGTCTTCTTCTGAGACAATGCATAGTGAAATAGTTTTGCTATCCCTAGTGCAGTGCCAGCGTCCGATGAATTCGGTTCTATGTAGAGATTAGATGGATCGTCGAACAAATCTAAGTATTCATAGTTGTTGACACAATTGAGAAAATACCCACCACTCAGAACAACTCTGGGAGAAATCTCCAAACACTTTTTGATGAGATGTCTGGTGTGCTTAGCAGTTTCTACTTGGAGTTTCTTGGCAAGATTTGCTCGATCCTCAAAGGTTGGATAATCTGCTTTGAGACGATCAATGATGACACTGTTTTTTGTCATCTGAACACCCTCAAAGTTCATGTACCAACTCTCATCATCTACTATTGTACCATAACTTGCCAATCCCATCAACTTTCCAGCATCAAATCCACCATTAAATCCTAGTTTGTCACCGAAGTTGTTGAACAAACTACCCGCAGTAATGTGTGAACTGAATAACTCACCATCAGCATTTTTGAATTCAAATGCTTCTTCGATCTGATAAAAGTTAAATCTGTGCTGCCACTCACCTTCAATCTTATGTGGATAAGAACAACGGTAAATAGATTCACCCTCGTTCACGCCATCACGGATCTTAGCACCACCACCATCAACAATCAGTGCTGCAGCATCTTTGAATCCAGAGTTGTAGAATGCACATGCTGCATGATATAGATGGTGTTGCGTAGGTGCATAATGATGGTTTGCTTGTTCACCAATCAAACCTAGACTAAAAAGTTGATCATGGATACTTTGAATCACATCCATCTCAAACGGTTCGCCAACGCCAGCAAAAACTACACGATCAATTCTTTTTGTAAATTGTGTGAGTGCAGTAATTGATTTGTAATAATGATCTGTTTCGTTGGGTCCCCAGTACTTTCTTTTGTTAAGTCTTTCTTCCTCAATATGGTATACAACATGCCCGTTCTTCAACAAGCACACTGAAGCGTGGTGAGAAATGTTGATACCTAGAATGTACATCAGTCTTTAAATCCAAGTTTTTCCCAGATGATTTTAAATGGGCAGACTCCAGTGATGGCGGCAGCAGTAAGTGCGATAGGTGGAATCCAAAGAATCCAAGAGATCACTGTCCAACCAGTCAGAGTATTTCCAATAGCAACTACAGCAGCGACCGAAAGAAAGGTCATGCGAGTTGAAGATACGTTTTGCTGAAGTTTACGAATAAGTTTTTTCACCAGTCCATTGCTCCTGAAATTACGGGGAATTGTTCTTTAAAAATTTGCTTACAAGATTCTGCAAGCATCATGTGTTCTTTTTGCGTACCATTAGCAGTACGCAGATCAATGTAATGCATCCAAGACCTCAGTGATCCCGACATATACATTCTGGTTGGTACACACAAAGGAAGAACATTTCTTGCACATTCCTTTGCCACACCCTCAGCAAGCATCTGTTCATACAGTGCTTGAGCAGAAGAAAATAGAGTTTGCATCTGCATCTCTAGTTTCTGTTGAACGAAAGGATCAAGATCATCAATAGAATTCTGACGGTTCTTTGTGTCTTGACGACGTAGATCGGGTAGAGGAATATCTTTAGACAAAAGAGTAGCGTCAGCGTATCTTTGAGAAAATTCCTGATATGTCATACTGCGATGACGCAGCACTTGAGCAGCGATTGCTCTAGTAGTATTCAACTCCAGAGTCATAAATGCTTGTTCAAAAATACTCCAGTGTTTATGTTTGATGCAATAACGCAGCAGACCCTCAAAAGATTCATTCTCTTGATTTGCTGGATTACTTACACGAGCACAATAAGCAATGTTTTTCTCTGCATCAGGAGTAACAGAGACAAGAGTTGCAGTATGAATCATGTGTTTTTGACAGTAATGAGTTCTTCTAATTCAGGAAGATAGAGGTATTCTATCTCACTTCGGCGCAGTGTGTCAAGTGCATCATCCATGGTATGAACCAGTGGTTCACCCGCCAGATTAAATGATGTATTGAACAGCATTGGGACTTCTGTCCTCTCAAAAAATTCTTTAATTAGATTATAGTAGTGTTTGTTCTGACTTTTGGTAACCGTTTGGATTCTGCATGTGTTATCAACATGTAGAACTCCAGGTATCTTTTCCCATCCTTCCTCAAAAGCGTCCATAGCGTACATCATAAAAGGACTTTCTTTTAGACCACGCATGTCAAACCATTTTGGTGCTTCTTCCAAAAGTACAGAAGCGGCGAACGGTCGAAAAGATTCTCTCCTCTTAACCCGATTGACAATATCTTTGGCGTTAGGATTCCTTGGATCAAATAGAATAGATCTATTCCCAAGTGCTCTGGGACCTGCTTCAGATCTTCCTTGGAAAAGAGCAACGATTTTTTGGTCAAGTAGTAAGTCAACTACTGTAGAGTAATTTGCTTTCATCCCAAATACAATGTTTCTAGTTTACGTGGTTGGAACTCATGAAGTGTTGAATAAAAAAGTTTTGCCGCACCAATAGCAGTTCCACCATCATGAGAAATTGGATCTACATAAAATTTTATCTCAGGAAATGTTTTGAGATACTCGTAGTTGTTGACGCAGTTAAGAAAGTATCCGCCACTAAGACATATATTATCACATCCAGTGTAAAAAATCAAATCTCTAATTGAATTGGTAGATACTGATAGACTATCTTCCTGTATTCTAGCGGCAAGATCGGCAGGTTCCACATCTAAATTTATATTATCCCAAGTAATGATCTCAGGATCGCTCTCTCCGCCCTCTGTGAAGAGTTGTGGGACGTTTCTAGCGTTTCCATAGGGTGCTAACCCCATAACCTTTCCAGCGTCCCCGTGGGCGCTAAAACCGCAGTATACGGCGACTAGATCAAATGCTCTTCCAATGCTGATTGACCCAGGATTGTTTTCATCATAAGTAATTTTCTTTACTGGGAAGAATTCATTCCCAGAAGCATGGTAGTGTGATTCAATTTCAACTCCCGTAGGAGTTTTTGATCCACTGCCATCCATGATTAAACATCCAGCATCTTCAAATCCAGAAGAGTAAAAAGCATTTGCTGCATGGCACTCATGATGACGACCCTCATAATTATAAATCTGAGTGTCCTTGTGCATAAGATGATGTTTCCTGAGAGAATATAAAACATATTCTATCGCTTCAGGAATTACATACTTTGCACTCACTAAGACAATATGGTCTAGTGGTGCAGTTAAATGCCGTCTTAAAGAATTGAATGCTGTAGCAGGAAAGTCATCTCTTTTAATTCTACTTGTTCTTTCCTCTTCCAAATATATTTCAATCTCAGCATCTTTCAAAAGACAAACAGATGCATCATGAGATAAATTGATACCTAAAGTATAAGTCATCAACCTTCAAATACTTCATCATATGTATCTGCATAGGTAGAGTATTCCAAAACCTCAGTGTATTCAGGGGGTGCAGGTTGATTCAATTCCAACTCTTCGTACAAAGAATCGATCAATAAAGAAAGGTTGCCAAGGATCAATTTAAGTCTTTCTTGCTTTTCGGTCATGGTTCGATAGCATTCCAATACATTCTACCATAAAAAAGGAGAGTGATCAACTCTCCTGTGGTTTATTATGTTAGAAGTCTTCTACAAACTCTCTTACACGTTACTTGATCCTCATCGCATTCAATCAAGCAATTGAAGTAATCATTTACCAGATCTAACTCTTCATTACATCTGTCTAAAGTTTTTTCAAAATGTTTCCATTCAACCAATTGATTGCGAGAAATTAAATTGTGCATTCTCTTTCCTCATTAGGGGGCATGATCAAATAAAAAAGAGATTTTCATTTCATTCAACCACCTCATAATTCTAACACTATGTATAAACAAAGTGTTCATTTTATCACATTTTCGCAATAAAAATTTATGCCTACGTGTTTATACTTAGACACAAAAAAAGGAAGGGATTAACCCTTCCTATTGTAGATTGGTTGTGCTTTAAGCAACTGCTCAAAGTACTCGCGCAAATGCACCTTATAACAAGACCAATATGTTACCCCCCTATATTTAAGTTGATAACAACTAGGTGGTCTGCTATCGCTATCCATGTCGTCTGAATGGTAGCGATAATCCATCACTTGTTATAGGTATGACCGCGATAGCAGAAAGTACCATGGACTTCATCAACACCTTGCTTGCACTCAAACTTGACACCACGATAGGTGGTCATAGCGATTTGTGCGTCGTGCAGTGCTGCTTGCTTCTGGATTTGCTGCTTGATGAGATTGAGTGTGTTCATTGTAGTGCTCCTAAAGAAATGAGAATTAACCTTCTCTGCCGTGGCAGGATCCGTTTTCCCGTTCCTTCAGTCGTGTGCGTCCTATGCCTCTGTTAAAAAACACTTTGGATCAGTATGCTCCATCCAATGAAGGATGATATCAAACTTCTCGGCAGGAGTGAAAAGAGTTGTCTCTTCAATTCCTTGCTTCAACCATTTATAATCTTCACACCTAAGGTAGTCCTCAGATGGGACATGACTAAAAAGGATGAGTGCCAATGAAAGCATAGGATGAACGCTCCGTTCCGCGACTTACTTGCGTCCTATTCGCTATTCGCAAACAGCGAATGGATGAACGTACAGGTATTTTAACCCCTATATTCTATATAGTCAAGTACCTTTGTAAAATGCGATACAATTTTTAACTTTTCTTACCATTCCAAACCTTTGTTGGGACTCTCCCCTCTGCTTGGTTGATGGATTTAATAGATCCAGGACCCAGTGTGTCATAGTATGCATCAAAGATGTATACTCGTTTCTGTGCCATTACCAGGTCCATACATTCCTCACCCTCAAAATCATAAGTAATTACAAATGAATCTACAGGTAGAGTTTTATCATTATAGTCTGCCTCTGAACAATTTGGTTTAATTACAAAAACTCTATATTTTTTCTTCAGTTCGTCAATTTGTCCAGAAGTCCAATTCATTAATCTCTCCAGTGAATTTCTTCGTATGCTTCTTCAACAACCGCACGAGTAATTCTATACTTCTTCTGCAGTTGCTTGTCTTTAACCAGGCAAATAATTTCTGCTTCAGATTCGTGCAGTCCTTCAAGTAGTTGAATGAACATCATCTCCCTTTTCATGCCAGGAAGTTTGTCGTTACCGCCTTTCACATAATTATAGAGAGTTCTCCATTCATGTGCAAGGCGGGTATGTTCAGTGCCAGCGGGGGAATCATTTGGAGTATAAGGTACATCTCCTTCTGGAAGTGCAGAATGAATACCCTTATCAAAATTCCAAATCAGAATTGCTTTGATGTCGTCTCTTTTGTATTCTTTAAGCAGTTTCACTTTTTCTGCCTTAGTTTTGGCATTTGAAACTGCTTGAAACAACTCAGATACTAGTGGTGTAGTTGGTAGTTTAGCCATGATGATTAATAAAAAGTTACTCGTCCTCTTCGTTATTGTTTAAATATTCATCAACTCCACCCTCAAAACGGAAAGCGATGATGTCGTCAGCAACCAAATTTCCTTCAGTGTCAAACATTTCTGGATGAATATATCTAGGAGTGTTTTCAAACACATATTGTTTGAAAAGATAACCAAGAATTCCTCCAACTGCGAATGTTAGAAACACACATAGTGTGCCAAGGATGATTACTGCTGCTAACATTGTCTTACTCCCTAGGGTATAGTACTAGAATATTCAGGGAAACTACAAGTCTTCCCAGTTTTAAAAGGGTTATTGATCTGGTTTTGCCAGGATCTCGTTTTCTCCTCAATAAGATCTCAACACCTTTATTTAGATCAGCATTCACAGACAATCTCTTATACCAAATCTTTATCGCGAAGATATTTGATGGTTTCTGTGCATCCACCAATAAGTTCTTCATTCAAAGTAACTCTAGGAAATGTTGCTAGAGGACCAAACTTTTCATAGAAATCATCCCTACTATAATCAGTGTTGAGCATGTTCTCCTCATAGTCTAGTCTTGCTAATTCTAGCACCTTTTTCACTTTCTCGCAATAAGGACAACCGTCCCTAGAATAAATTTTAAATTTCATGGTTCATTTGTTGGTGAATGTACAATAATTCGTAGAAGGTATGCCCAAAAATACGGATGGCATGATCACCACCGTATTGTACCTTATCTATAAAAGGTTTTGGATTAGGATATCCACTATCAATAATATCTTGTATGCATTCTTTACTTGCAGAATGATGATGTCTGGTCATTTTTTCTGCAGAGTCTTGAATATTAATCCAGAAAGGTGTTTTAAACACCGAACCATATTGATAATGAAACGCAACTTCAGTTTGATATTCTAACATAACTCTACGATACACAGAGTTCATATCAAATACAGAAGAATTATTTCGTTCACCATTAAGATATTCGCACATCAATTCTGCAAAATAGATGTACATTACAAACGAATATGCGTGCAATGGTTCAACAAAACAAAGTTTATTTCCATTGTATGCTTGTCTTCTAGATCTAAAAAGAAACTTACATTGTTTCGGTGTCCACGTTACAACTCTACCTTCTTCTCCAAGTTTTTCTTTAACTTGTTCTGGACTAATATAATCTGTGTTGAAGAGGTATCCCTTTCGCACCTGTCCTTTTTTTGGAAAAGGAATATGGAATTGCCACCCATCCTCAGTTGCCTCATGAGTTGTTACATCTGTCTCGTGCTCAGCATAATTTACAGGGCGCAAAAACGCAGCATTCAGTGTAGTAAAAACTGGTTTCATATACTCATCACCATCCGTCCACCCACTACAATGGACTAGAAAATCGTAGGGGGTGCCATTGACTACAACAGCATCCTCAGTTTCTTGAATACTGGTCACTCTTTCAGGTATATAAGTAACTCCATGTGCTTCTAAAATAGGATGCACAAAGTTATTATACTCTAGAGTGTCTAGATGATATGCAAAGTTTGTATTTGGATAACTACCAAATCCACTAAGATCATGAAAAAAAGTTTTACCTTTACCCCAATTTACAAACTTTGCTGCCTTTTTAACAGATACAATATCTGCCAGATCCAGTCTTTTAAAACTGATTCCTATAGTTTGTGTTAAAAGTTCATCTACATGAGGAGTAGTGCCCTCTCCAACTGAAAGAGTGGGCACATCAGGATCATAATAGATTGTTACATGATGTCCATGTTGTAGAAAGATACATGCCTGTACGATAGAACTTGTACCTCGACCAATAATAGCAACGTTCATGCCACCTTTACTTGATAATTAACTGCGTTGTTTTTTCTTTTGCCATAAGGAACACGATTTTCATCACGTTGCCTCGCAGTGATCCACTCTTCAATCTTTTGCTTTCTTGCTTGGGAGAAAAACTCTTGTCTTTCATACCAATCTTGCCACTCGTAGTGACTCTTGGAACTATTACATTTATTACAACTGCACAAAACATTAGTGATGTGGTCGTTCCCACCTTTCATTTGTGGGACAATGTGATCGATTGTTAGATTTTCTTTGCTACCACAATACGCACATCGCTCTCCCCATTTTTCCTTTATATGTTGTCTCCAGAGTCTCTTTGCTTCGGTTGATGAAAACGTTTGTAGATTGTAGAGGAAGTCTTCTGGAGTACATATTTGCATATGGAGTTAAGTTACTTCATTACTATTTACACTGAGCAAGATGTTAAAAGCAATGGAAATTCTACTTTCAGTTGATCTATTCAATTCTACAGAGTGAGGTAAATGTGAATTGAATACTATGGTTTGACCAGCAGTAGGAGTAACTGATGCAGTTTCTGTGGGAACACCGTATAAGAACTGAGAGAGTGGATTATGTTGCTCTAAAGTATTTTCAAATACTAAGTTACCAGAATTGTCAGGAACTTTTACATAAAAAATACCAGACAACTGAGCGCCTGGATGAATATGTGTAGTGTTGTAAGTTCCTGGGGGATTTACATTAATCCAAAAGTTTTTGAATAATGCACCCACATTTTGTTTTACTGGTAGGTCTCTAACACATTCTATAATAGAGTTTTGAACATAAGAGAACATTTCTGGTCCAAGGTATTTTGGATGATCCCAGTTAAATGGTTCACTTTGCCACCCTCCAGCATTACTATAGTTGACTCCAGATTCTTTGCTAGGTAATTCCTCACAAAGTTTGATTAGTTTATCACTAAACTTATCGTAATCTGGGTCAACTTTAGAATTTAAAAATGTTTCAAAGACGTGTCTGTTTAAGATCATTTTCAAAAATTTCAAGTCCCTTATCAGTCAAAATATGATCATACATTTGATCAAAGATCTTAGGTGGCATAGTGCAAATGTGAGCGCCATTATACCAGGATCTAACTGCACGTTGGACTGTACGAATAGAAGCGGAAAGAACTTGTGTTCTAATATTATGAATACGATAGATATCAGCAATCCCTCTGACAACTTCTAGACCAGCAACTGATTGATCATCAAGACGACCAACAAAAGGTGAGACATAAGTTGCACCCGCTTTAGCAGCAAGAACTGCCTGAGGAATACTAAAGATAAGAGTAACGTTAGTTCTAATTAGTTCTTTCTTAAGTTGTTTACATACCAAAAGACCTTCGCGAGTACAGGGAAGTTTGATGGTTGTAACATCACCAAACTTATCAGACAATCTAACTCCCTCACGATACATCATCTGTGCATCACCAGAGACTTCCATACTAATGTCTTTGACACCAATATCTTTAATCTCTTGATACACATCTTCTGGTCTACGTCCACTCTTTCTAATAAGAGTTGGATTGGTAGTAACACCATCGACTAATCCCGTTTCAAAATATTTGCGGATGACATCAGTCTCCGCTGTGTCTAGGAAGATTTTCATTTTTTTGAGTGTACGACTTGAATTCCAATGATAGGTACAACAATTAATAGCAACGTCAAAATCCCAAGTGTAATGGGATTATTCAAAAACCATGCCGCAAAGTGGCCCATGACTACTTATACTTCGTATTTGTCCCAAAGTTTGCGGATGTTTTGGGTAATGCCCATACCACCCGTATAACTTTCCAACAGTTCTCCATTCTCATCAGCAATCACAAGAACTGGAGTTGCCGTTACACCATACTTCTTAGCAATAGCAAGATTCTCTTCGGGGATTGGTTCATCACTAAAGTCCTCAAGATAAATCTCTTGGATTATATTAGAACGATCATCCTTTAGAGCATTAATATATCTCTTGACAAGTCCACAGGGACCACAAGATTCTTTTGTAAACATTAAAAACTTAGTCATTTAATAAAACCTTCTTCTTTCAACCATTTTAAAGTGAGCGGTGTGGGTTTATAATCAGTCCACATAGTTCCAGCAGCACAAGATTCAAGTGCTTTCATAGTCATACCCTCCGTCTTACCTGCCCAGGTTGCCTCTGCTTCCCAGGGTCGTGCATGAGGAGGATAAGTGCGTTCTACCATTTCCTTCCAAAGCATTGGCACATCTTCCTCAGGTTTGATAATAGCAATCATACTATTCTTGATAGTACCTGCCATACAATCTTGTGCAGCGTGCCATCCTTCATGCCTCATTACACTCATCAGAATATGAGGGCGGTGCATGAATGCCCTATTAAGATAAAAGTTATTGCTGACCGTATGATAGACACCACGATGACCAGGAGGGAAATACTTCTCATCAGCAAGGTATACTTTAACCTCAACCGATGTAAGTGCGTTAAGCATACGTGCAAACTCACTTGCAACAGTATCCCAATTGGACTTAGGATATTCTTCCTTCAGTTGATCAATACCCCATACCTGTTTTACACCATCGGTGCATTCTTGTAGTAGCATACAACCCATGGCATCATAGGTGTAATAACCTTTAGTGGGTTCTGCTTGAGCAGGAAAAGCGATTGCTGCTGTAGCAGCGATTGCCATTAAAAATTTTTTCATACGTCTAATCCGTATTCAAATGGAATTTGTAGTCCAGGTGGAATCCATTGCTGCTGTGCATCTTCTAATTGAATTTTAGCAACAGGAAGTCCTTGTTGCCCAGGTAATTCACCATCAACCTTAGCAGTGATATCAATCACTTGGTCACGGAGGATCATGTTCTTTCTGTAGGTTCTACCAGAAACTAAAGAGGCAAGACGAATAGCATCTTCCCTCATACCACAATCAGCAATTTTGCGTCCGTCTGGACCATAGACAGACCAATAATCTCTTCGCATAAAAAAGGGGGCATTACCCCCCTGATTATAACACGTTTGTTGGATTTTGCCAACCCGTGTTTGCGCCGACGATATTCAATTTTATTTATACCTAATCGAGACCTAGATCAATCGTGTCAATCTTACGATGTCCTAGAAACAATTCCAAAACACTCGACGCCTTGCTCTTCATTCTTTCATGATATGCAATGACATCCTTTAGTTCACTCGTGAGATCCTCATAGAATACTTCAAGAGGAACTTCATCATCTTCAAGATACTCAAAGATAGAATCTGCTAAGCGGTTCTTACGCTGCTTTGCATATTCCGCTTTCCAGTCCACATTCAATTCAGGGCGTCCTTCAATAGTCATTGTTCTCACTCATCAGTAAGGTGGTCAGCACAAGCAAGGGTGTCGCATGGAGGACATTCCCAATCACCACGATCAGCACGAAGTGCTTCTTTGAGTGCTTCTGTTACATTCTCCTTGAAAGAACGATAAGGAATGAAGAGTTCATCATCCTCAGTCTTATAGTCTTGGTGTGTCTCTTTGAACTTACGATCTACATCATACAGGAGATTTGTTACGATGTCATTGATAACTTCAATGGACTTTGAGGTAAGTCCGTTCCAGGATGTATTGGGGAACATATCATCCTTGACA